AAGACCTGATTTTTGAATAAAGTCAGTTCCACGAGCAAATGATTGCAATCCGTTATCACGAACAAATTTTTCAATGTCGGTTAGGGCTATTCCGGACACGCTGGATAATCTTCTGGAGGAAATTCCATTGGCGCGCGCAGCGTTGTAGATAGCCATCGGATTGTTACGATTGGCGTTCACGAAATCGATAATCTGTTTATCAGTAACGCTGGTCCCACCGAGGGATTGGTTGAGTTTAGAAATGTCATAACCCGCAGCTGATAACTGACCGCTTGAAACTCCGAATTCAGCCGCTTTAGTTCCCACCTGCTGAGGCGTCAATCCAGGATTGGCAGCAAGATAATCTTTGATCGTTTGGGTAGATATGTTCGGATTACCCGCACCCTTCAAGCTTGTAGCAACCAGCTCTTTAACCAGATCGGCAGTAGTCTTGGTGTTTTGATTGATATCGACCAGATTGACTACGCTATCATCTAGCGCTTTCAGCTGCTGTTTGGTTATATCGACTTGTGATAAAGCCGTGCCTTCCGCGTTTTTGAGTACACTCTGTACAAAGTTAAAATCACTGACAAACGCAGCAGAAGAAGCATTGTAGGTTTGACTTGCCTTCAAGAATTCTTGCGCTACATTCGGCAGTTTAGCCATCGCGTCTTGATCTCCGGTAGCAGCTTTCAACCTTACTTCGTTGAATTGTTGACGCGCTTCGTCCAATTTCTGTCCCGGTGTCAAAGGCGACAATTCACCGAGCAACAGGTTTTGCCGGAAATCCCTTAACTGCCCGGCCAAATCTTTGAATTTTGATATTGTGCCTTCGAGTTCTGAGCGCTCTTTTTGGTAAGTGGAAGTCAGCTCATTCCTGATGCCAAGAAGGATACGTTCTCTCTCAATTAAGTCGTCGGTATTTTTTGACAATTTCTCACGCAGTTTATCGACTTCATCGAACTGAACAACCAAGTCAATCAATCCAACGTATTGATCTTTGGTGATCCCTCCGGCATTTCCGACACTCTTAATCAGATTCGAGAAATCATCGCGCGTGATCGATGCAGAGAATCCAAGTTTCTGCATTTGCTGATCTAGCGATTCAAGCATTGGTTTGAGTTTTTCGGTATCGCTCAGGAAGTTATCAATGAAGAATCCGATTTTTTGTCCCGCCGCATCCACGCCTCCAAGCTGATCAACAACTTCCGTGCGGAATGTGGCAGGAAGGCTGAGAATTGCATCCCTCGCCTCTTTCAATGATCTGCCCGTGCTGAGAGCCGCTGTATTCAGCACGTCAAATTCCGCGCCTAAGCGCTGTAATGTCTGTATATTCGTCTCGCCTGATTTGGCTATTACATCGATTTGTGCTAGAACGCCACCGGCCAATTCATTACCGAGACTATCAAGCAATTCCTGGATTGCCTCTTCAGTAATGCGCTTGCCTTTTTCCGATCTCAGGTCAATTTCTTTGGAGAAATTGGTTACTGAATCAGTGCTCAATCCAAGCTTTTCAGCGAATCCTTTGACTGACGTGCCAAAACCTTTAAGCGTGTTATCAAATAGATCAAGGAATGCCGCTTCATTCGGTGAGGCTTGCTCACGATGCTTATTGCCAACGAATAAGCCGCCTTTTGCCCGGAATACATCAGTGACGCGACCGTCAAAACCTTCTGAGGTGGCTTTTCCTATAGCAGCTTCCTGCCGGAATTTCAGCGGCCCATGTCCAAACAATCCGCTAATTAAAGGTCCAACGACGGGAATGGCGTTTACTATTTTGCCAGCGGTTCCGCCGAGTGATTTGTTACCGAATATGCCGCGCAGCAACTGATCTGCTGCGAAAGCAATAACAGCAGGCCCCGCTATTGCGGAGACTGATGCGCCAAGAGTGGCCGCTCCGCCTAATCCGCTTCCGCCCAAAGCAGTCCCCGCACCCCCGATAAATGCCGTGCCCGCACCACCAGCAGCACTGAATGTTCCGGCTGCTGTACCAGCCAACCCAGAACCAAACGCCCCAATTGATCCTGGAAGCATGGATAGGCCGCGCCCAACTAGGGAAGGTATGCCAAACCCGCTTTTGGTGAAATTAAGAAGATTTGAGCCAATGTTTGCAATGCTTAATGCGCTGCTACCCGTTGATGACCCACTACCGCCAAATCCAGAATTAAAAAAATTAGCTATTCCCGATGATTGAAGAATCTTGAATGCCGCAAATTCGGCAATCATTCGTCGCACAGCATCCGCAACACCTTTGACCATCCCCTTTAGTCCGTCATCAAAGGGATTGAACAGGAAATTGGCTAGTGAAGTTTGAATATTCCTCGCACCCTGGATTGCGAACTGGTCCAGGCTTCCGAAAACATCACGTCCGGTTTCTTTGACTTTAAAAAGTTCTTCCCTGGTTTTGGCAAGTACTCGGTTATAGGTCTCTGCCGATAGACCCGCTTGACGCAATCGGTCAAGCTCTTCCTTGGTTGAAGCCAGTTTTTCTTGTGGCGTGGCCACCGATTCATTAAGAGATTTAATGCGCGCAATATCATCAGTGAGTTTTTTTGCTGCTTCCTGCTGCTTATTGAATTCGTTGGTTTCTTTTTTCAGTGATTCAATCAGAGGAGTGGCTTGTTTGGTCAGACCAAGCTTTGCAGCTTCCATTGCCTTGAGCTGGAAAGTATCTTTGCCTACCGCTGCAATTTCTGATTGCAGTCCGTCAATAAATTGTTTTCTGGAATCAGCTAACCTTTTTATCTCCTTTTCTGAAGCAGATTTTGCGACGTTATTAATGGCTTGAAATTGAGTATTATTTTTTAGGGTAGCCGTCTCATTATCATTGGCAGCAGCCAGCTTATCTCGTTCCTTTATTAATCCAGCGACTTCATCTTTGAATCGATGAATGTTTGAGAATTGTTGGGTAGTAGAATTTATAAAATCATTGCCGAGTTGTTTTACTCCGGCAAAATCTAGTCTTGTTAGTGCTTCTAATTGCGCAAGCCCAGTAATACTGAAATCAAATACAGTTTTTAATATTCCAGATAAAGCTATTGCCGTATCAGCTACATTCGCTAGACCGAAGGCAATTCTGTCACTCCATAATTGCAAGCCATTATTACCACTCAATTTTGTAGCGATATCATCTAAGCTTTTGAGTGTTTCCGTGTATTGATCAACAAGGAACGATGATGAGGTATCGAATAATCCACCAACTTTGACTTTAAGATCTTCAACAATCCGCTCGGTAGAGCGCATTTGCTTACCGGCATTCGCCATTGCGCCTTCGTATACTCCGGTAAGCGTTGCCGCTTGTCCAAGAACCACATTGAGACGCGCCTGTAGTTTGTCTTGTTCAGTAAGAGCAGTTGACGCAACGCCCATTTCCTTAGCTAATCTGGCATAGGATTGCTCAAAGTTAACATTGATACCGATTGTGCGAAGAACCTCAACCTGGGCAGAGGTAATGCCATGCACAAGCGTGTTGAGCGCATCGGATGAATTCATTTGACCAATGACGGCAGCATCTTGCGCGAGTCTTGCCAATTTTGTGGCATTGGCCAGGTCAATATTTGACGAAATCAGGCGGGTAACAACCTGCCTGGATTCGATCATGGATATACCCTGCTTCCTGACCGCCTCCGTGGTGGCATCAACCTCAGATTTGAGCAATCCGGCATTTCTTCCAACGGTATCTAAAACAATTCCTAGCTCGTTATATCGTTGAGATAATTTTGCTGATTCATTAATGAGGCTTCCGAGCCTGACGGTTGCCAGTGCGGCACCAAGAAACTTTAATGATGTCGTGAACGCATCAACAACACCAGAACTGCGCGATAATCCTCCATCGATACCTTTAAGTGACTGATCCGCGCGTTGCGCACTCTGAGCGATATCATCCAACGAACGCTTGACGGTTTTTCCGCCGCGCTCATTTATGACGATATCGTAATTTTCGGTAGTCACTTTTTAGGTTCGCTTTAGTAGGGAAGCTTCAACGCCCGTTTCAGTAGAAATTCCATCCCTTATTGACTGCTCAATGAATCCCGCAGCTGCTTGCGGAGAATGACCTTTATTAAGATCATCGATGTATGGGAGGTTGATATTGATGTGAATTTCTTGACCAAACTCTCTGCCTTGCAGTGCACTTTCAGCTTGAGCAATTGCGGCCTGAGTATTGGCGCCGGCTGTGCTTCCCTTTTTTCCCGGGAAGTACGGTGCTCGAATTTCTAATGTGGATGATTCTCCGACAGTCACCACCACAGAGGATTTGGCGCGACCTTTATCGACCGGCATTACTTTTACAACTAAAGCATCAATAGCAAGAGCGACCCGAATGGTTTTTTTATTCTGATTAACCAAGATCGTGTCGCCGTGTTCCCTCAGTTTCTTTGATAAATCACCGAAGTCAGCCATTTACTTGCTTTTCCTTTTCGCTTCAGCCCATTCACGATAAGCCGAATCAAGCTCGTTAATGTGATATTCCATGTCATCACGCTGATCTTGATCCGTAATTCCTAATCGATCGCAGTAGTCCATGATGGTCATCCATGAAATGCTGCCTATCCCCCCAAAACTTGCCGTGCGGCATGTATCAAGCCTGTGGAAAGCAACTAAAAACAAATCCAGACCGGGCAGCAGAACAGGTGCATTCTTTATAGCTTTGGGAAGCTCCCGACCCTCCCTTACGCACTGCTCAATAATCGTTTTTTCTGATTTGCCCTGCTTCAGTGTGTAAAGCAGGACATCTACTAGTTTTTTGCGTCTGCTTCTCTATTCGCAGATAAAAACAATTTCATCTGATTGGATTGAACTTGAATATCCGCAAATAAATCCGGCAGGGCGGCAAAGGCTGCGATGACGCTCTCTTCGCTAAATGGAAGAATGGACCCATCTGGGGATTCGATCCCTTGTTTCCACTTACCTTTGTCGTCCTTAACTTCCCAATTGAGAACTACCGCGCGCGCGTATAGTTGTCGGCTGATCTCTCGTTCACGCTCGACCGGTAGGAGATCCTGATCAATCAAGCGACGATGTGGCTTGGTCAAAAATTCATGGGTTTTGACGAACTTGTTGTTCGATCCACCGGCTCGCGCCACGGTTACACGAAAATCACCGTAATCAAGTGTTACGCCTTTTTTTTCAAGTTCTTTGTCTGTCCCGAATTGTTGATACATACTCATGATTAATTCCCCAAATTATTTAATTAAAAAACCACTTACTACTCTTACAACCAAACTACGCTTCTGCTACATCCGGCAAGTAATCAAAGAACGTGATTGATGCCGTGTAATCCAGGTCTGGTGAAATACTGGCTGCTGTTGCTGCATCCATCGTCAATGGCAATTTCACAGACTCATCCAGCTGGATATTTGGATTTCCGCCACCCAGTGATAGCAAAGGCAAATCGATTACAAAACCGGCATTGTCTTTCACGACAACTGCATCAATGGTAATGTCCTCGTTATTGCGGATTGAGTTAATGGCTTCGATGTCGGTAAAGTACGCTGTCACATCGCCACTTACGGCGAAGGTTCCCGCGGAGATATCGAACGCTCCCAGAACACCCACTGCTTTCGCTGGTTTATGGTTGTTTGATATAGATAGATTTAAATCCGTAACGAATGCAAAGAATTTTGCTGCGGCTTCATCAGTATTTGACACCCGCGCCATTTTGATGCGCTTAACATCCGAGCTGGTGTTATAGGCATCAGAATCTTCCAGCGTTGGCCGGTTGCCCGATTTCAATCCGACCGTGCTTGCTCTCGTTTCGGAGTCAGTAGCAATGAAGCTGATGTTGTTGGTTACTTTGGTAGCAGTGCCGATGCTGATATCAAGCTTATCTGCCAAGCAGCCTTTCATATACAGCGCCTGGATTTGTGAAGGTTGACTGGTATCCGGCGCACCCAAGGTCAATTCCATTTGGTATGTTTTGCGAACGATATTCACACCGGTTTCATTTTGCAGTTTGCGGCCAAAATAAATCCGCACTGTTTTACTGGTACCTGCATCCGTAACCATGGTGCTGACTGATTTATCGATCTCCAAATAGTCTGGATCGATTAATCGGATTCTTTTCCAACCGGAATTGACTGCATTAAGTGGATTCTGAGCGACTTCATCACCGCCGATAAAAATCCATTCGCCCACACTTAAACCGAGCGTTGACATATCGAACGCAGCAGACACTAGTTTTGGCAATGCCCCGCTGACATCAACAGTAATATCCCCAGATGCGAATTGATGGCCCACCACAACCAGTTTGCTATCAGCAGGCGGAGACGCTTCCGTAACCAATGTTTCTGCAACCGCGATGGATGTTGAAGCGGTTACGGTAGTAACCCTTCGCAATCCGTTATTTGCTGAATTTGTGAACCCCGAACCCAGAACCAACCCACCAACCAAGAAACCGGTGGTGCTTGCAATCTCATATGTGTCGTCACCTGCCTGCACAGTTACAGAAGGAATATCGGTTCTTTCGGCTTTGGTCCGGTAATTGGCATAAAACACGCCTTTTAACAATTCTTGGAAGTTCGTTTGGGTGAAATCCGAACCGAAACTTGCGGATGCTTCCAGATCAACCACAACACCCTTTTTACGCTGGCGCCCGTCAGTAATCGGGTTACGAACCAAAGTCGTGATTTTAGAACCGATATCACCGTAATCATTGGGTTCCGCTTGTACCCATGTGGGCGTGACTGGCAACACATTGATGCTTTCTTCTTCAGCTATCCGAAGCCCCGTGATATTGCTATCGATCTTATTTACATTTGTTGCCATTTTTTAGCACCTCCACTTGATTAAATAACTTCGTCGTACTCAAACTGAACAAACACGCATATCAAGAACCAATCACCGTGATTTCCCATTTCTTTGATCTGTATCGATCGAAACACAACCCCGTCTATGGTTTTGCCCAGGAAAGCAAGCTCGACACTTCTGGCCAATGTGTAGGCTTGTTCAGTCCCGGACCCGATGCGCACATAGATTTCACAATTGAACCGCCCTTTTCTTCCCCAAAGTCTTTTCCCATCGTCGCCCGCAAGACTTAATTGTTTCCCGACTTCATGAACAATATTTACGAATGCCCAAGGATTCGTTTGTTTGATTGGTTCAACCTCAGGGGCCTTTCCGGGCCATACAATCGGGTAATTTGCATTTACAGACCAGGCAGTATTAAAAGCTCCGAATATCGCGTCAGCAGCTTGCTGTTGCGTGGTCATCAGCTCTCAACTCCGATGTAATAAAGCAGCGTTGTGTCTGCCGGTTTGAGCTTTTCAATAAAACTGATTTTCGATTCCTGATCGCCATCAATTACGACATGGTATTGATCGAAATCACCCGGCGTATCCTCGCCTGGCTCGGCAATGAAAACGCTCTTGGTATTTTTGTAGAGTTCGATTGTTTCGCTGCGAATGCCTAGACTACTGGCCGAAGAAAGCGGAACATTCACAGCTGAAATGGTTGTGCTGGTTGTATTCTCAGGATCGCGCGGATTGGTGGCACTTCGCCACGGCTTGCCCTCGATCGCACTATCAGGATCAAGAGTTGATAGCGTGATTTGTCGGCCTTTAGCTCGTATTCTTGACTTGACCTTGGCTAATTTAGCGGCGTAGTCCATCACACATAGCAAGTGGCTGAGCCACTGCTGCTTTTAATAAAGATAGACATTAACGAATCTGCTTTTGGGTATGGTCTGGTTAGCAGAATATATCCTGCTTGGTATTTTTTGGTTTCTGTTAAGGGTCCGACGCCTTCTGATTCTTCAATCACAATCCTGCCGCTATCGTCGGCAACAGGATTCGGCATCAAGACTTGGGTTAATGAAATAAGAGCATACTCACAAATAGCCGCTTTCCAATCTTTTGGAACGCCAGTAATAGCACGTCCTTCTTCGTCACAAATATTTACTCTCGGGAACGAAAGCGCCTGGGTATCTGGGAATTGCAATTTTCCTTTCAACTTCCCTCGCCATTTGATCTCAGCGTATTCAGTACCAGATATTAGCGCCACTTCCTTGGCCGGAACGCTGCCAGTCCAAGCTGTAATCCCGCGCGCAGAAAAATAGGCATCGGCATTGGCAACGCTCACGCCTGATTGAGCATCTGCAACACCGGTGCCATCTTCTACGATTAGTGACATTGCAGTTTATTTAACAGCTGCTGTTTGACGAACGGAACGAGGATCAGGTTTCCGTCCTGAGCCGCCCTTTTGATCTATCGGTGCGCGAATTTCAAGTGCCTTGATCAATCCATCAGGATCAAGACCACGTTCCAGCATTGCATTTTTCCTTTCCGCTTTTTCTTCGCGTTTGCGTTGCTGATGCGTAAGGTAGAATTGAATTTCTGACATTGGATTTTTATCTACCAGTGAGCCTTCTTCGATGATAAGATCATCGAGCTCTTTAGTTCTTTCGGAAACGATTGCGTTGATGCGCTCTCTGGCTTCCAGCGATTCGTCAAGAGCGACCTGAGCACGAGCTTTACGTGCAGCAAGAGACATATCCAATTGCTTTGCTGCTTCAGCTTCTGATTTGGCTTCCGCAACTTCTTCCTCCGCCAATCGACTGGCTTCAGCTTCCGCAGCAGCTTTCGCCGCGGCTTCCGTTTCAATGGCCGAGGATTGATCGGCATTCGGCAAGCTTTTATTATCCTCTTGGTTTCCTTCGACTGTTTCTTGATTAGTAGTGGTTTTAGCCATGATTAGTCGTCTCCCAGGATCGTATAAAGAACTTCAATATGCCCATTAAGCAGCAAGTCGACCTCTCCGGAAATCGCCGCATCATCAATCAGGACGTTGACATAGAACTGAAGGTCATTGTCTGTATTGTCATGTATCACGCCGTTATTAGCCGTAGCAGACACCAATCTAACTTTGGGTGAAACTTTATCAAAAGCCACTCCAAGCGAAGTGCTTGCAACAAGATTTATTTCTGATCCTGTTAATGATCCATCGGCAGTTGACCCGGTGCCGATTGATATATCGCCGTCGAATGTCGCAGTTAAATCTGCATCGGCACTGGATAATTGAACGTAACCCGCCGCGCCATGAATCAGAACATTACCCTCCGGGAATTTCAGAAGCGCGGCGCTACCGTATCCAGGCGCACCATCAGTTACCGTGATTGCCAAATCGTTGAAGGTAAATGTCTGACGAACTAATGATTGCCTTTTTGCCCCGGCCAAAGGGCGACGCTCACTGCGCCTTACGCCTTTAGTCATGGTATTAAGCCTCGCGTGTGATTAATCGAGCGATGTGGATTTGTTTGCGTTCCGGCCAAACTCTCGACCATGAGCCGGCATTAGCCAGATTGTTGCTATCAGCAGCGTTGCTTGGTCCACCGGATGGCGCAGTGCCAACATATGCGCAGCCAACCGGGTGAATAATCCACTCCCAGCGATGATGCAGAGTTTCCTGACCGCTACCGTTTCCGGCTGCTTCAACCCGTTCGGAAGCAAGTGGAACCTTTGGCAACCCCTGTCCGAATCGGAAGCTACCGCGACCAAAAAGCCATGATTCAAATACTCCTGTGCTGGCTGGCATGGAATCGTCAACAATGACGATCATTCCGTTAAAAACAGGGATGTTATAAACACCCTGTGAGTCCGGAATCAGATCGATGAGATTGTTCTTTTGCATGCGCCCATAAATAATGGAATGCACGCAGATGAGACCCAGCTCATCCATACTGTCTCCCATCGTCAATTTGGCATCGATAACCGCTTCTGCTGAAAAGTTGGTTACCCCGTCGCTGAACGACACGCCTTTGATATCTACGGTCATGTCATTTATTGTATGGGTATCGGTTCCTGTTGCTGCAGCTGCGTTATCAGCGAACAGCCCCTTTACTGTTGCTATAAAAGAACTTTGCAAGCGGCGATTTTTATAATCCGCTACCCGTGAAATTACAGCGCTCATTGGATCGGCGCCAGCCAAATCCGCAGCCAAGTCCATTCCAGACCATGATCTGTTACGCGACATGCGAACTTGAATTTCTTTCGATGTGGTTACTTTCGATGGCGTCGCTAACGTCGCTTCATTATCGGTAGATACGTTGTCATCATCATCGGGTAGATCACGGAATGATGGCTCGTTGAAAGTGTTGCCACCTCCGGCCAACACAGAATCCAATTGAGCATCAGGAACAAGAATTCCTGAACGGATTAGATTTGATTTAACAGTGGTTTCTTGTTGCAGATAAGGCAGAAAGATTTCTGGCTTGACGATATCGCCTACTTTTGTGATGGCCATTTCTGACGCTCCATAGCTTTAAGTTTTTGACTCGAAGCAAACTCGCCATGGAGCAGCTTCACGGAATGTTTTGTGCATCCCATGATGCGTACAGCCTTCAATTCATTAAGTTATCTCATCACGATCAAACTCAACCAATCGATTCGCTGCAAATGTTAATACTGTTTTTTTTAAATATCAAGTTTTACTTATGTATTATTGTATATATATCAGTAAATACTTATAAATAAAGTTGCTGTATCTATTGACTTATTTTAATATAAGTGTATGATTATGAATGATAAGTTTTGTTATTTAACAACCGGCCTGACGGATTCAGGAATTCTAATGGAGAATGAAATATGAAAGCATCAACAGCCAATGCGCTATCTGAACTAAAAACTACCGGTCAAGACTTTGAGTGGTACCCAACCACGAATCAGATCATCGGCGCATTTCACCGGCACGCGAATGTTTTGCAACCTTCAAGCCTGCTAGATATAGGTGCAGGGAACGGGAAGGTATTAATCGGCTTCAAGGAATTATGCAGAGACAACAAAGACGCATATGCAACCGATTACTTCGCAATCGAAAAGGCACGGCCATTGCTGGATAGTTTACCGATTGATATCGGGATTCTAGGAACTGATTTTTGGGAGCAATCACTACTCGACAAGCAAGTTGAGTGTATTTTTAGCAACCCGCCCTACTCTGAATTTATTGATTGGAGCGCCAAAGTAATACGCGAGGCGAATGCCAACTATATTTACCTGGTGTTGCCTCAACGATGGAAAGATCAGAAGAAAATAATGGATGCCATCGAATCGCGCCGTGCAGGGTATGAGATTATAGGTTCATTCGATTTTCTGAATTCTGAGGATCGTTCTGCACGCGCAAAAGTCGATCTGGTTCACATCTGGCTGTGTCATGAAAGTCGCAAAAATTCATATCGTCACCATAAATCCATTGATAATCTGGTTGATCCTTTTGATTTATGGGTAAAAGAATTTTTCCATCTTGATGGAAAGCAGCAAGAGAATAAATCCGATTACGAAAAAGATTCACAGGCTTCAAATGTCCGCAAAGCTAAGATGCAAAATGCCTTGGTAATTGGAAATAGCATGATAGAAGTTCTGGATGAGCTGTATCGAGAAGAGTTGTCCTTCTTAATTGGTAATTATCAGCAAGTCTGCTCATTGGATGAAGCATTATTCAAAGAGCTTGATATCTCGGTAAAATCAATAATAAGTTCAATCAGAGCAAGAATTAAAGGACTGAAAAATGCATACTGGCATGAGATGTTTAAAAACTATGAGCCGCTCACCAGCCGGTTAACTGCAACGAGCCGAAGATCGTTTATTGACAGCATAAGTAGGAAAACAAATATCGATTTTACGTCATCCAATGCCTACGCAATTACGATCTGGTCTATCAAGAACGCAGATCAGTATCTTGACAGCCAAATGATAGACACATTCAACAAGATGGTTGATGCGGCGAATGTGATCAACTACAAATCAAATGAAAGAGTTTTCGAGAAAAATAGATTCAGATATTACTACGATGACGATAAGCATACTCACTTCAAACTTGACTATCGTATCGTGGTTGAACGGATGGGCGGACTGGTTAAGAGCGGATCATATAACAGTTACAGTGCTATTGGTGGCCTGAGTGAATCAGCGGCAAACTTCATAGACGATCTGATCGTAGTAGCAAGGAATCTTGGTTTTAGTTCAGACGATGAGGTCAAATTCCATAATTTCGAGAGCGGAAGCAAGGAAGAATTCTACTGCACGGATAAAAACGGAAATGAATGTCTGCTTATGACAGTTCGCGCTTACATGAACGGAAACTTGCACATCAAATTTAATCAGGGGTTCATGCTTGCTTTAAACGTGGAGATCGGACGGCTGCAAGGATGGATTCACAATGCACAGCAAGCGGCCAATGAGATGGGTGAAAAGGTAGAGAACGTATTCGATCATTTCAATACCGCATACACATTATCGAATGATAAAAGCATGATTTCTTTACTCACATCAAAAGCGGCATAGAATATCATTATTATCCCACAGGGGCGCGAGCCCCTTTTATTTCAAGGAAGAATGAAATGGAAGAAAATGAAGACCCGCCACCGCCGCAGGAAGAGAGAAAATCTTACCTCCATGTCGAGTGCAAACCGGCTGAGAAAGGCCTATATATTCAGGCCGCGCGCCGGAAGAATTTGAAGTTGAATGCATGGATTCTTGAAACGCTTAATTCCGAAGTTGATAAAAATAAATGAGATATTTTTCATTAAATACTTGTTAACTGTTAGTTAACAGTTTATAATTACTCAATGATTAAGACATTCAATCACAAAGGCTTAGAAGCTTTTTTCTTAACTGGAAGTAAAGCGGGGATTCAGCCAAAACATGCGACAAAGCTTCGCGTATTACTAACTGCTTTGGACAATGCAAAGAATCCGGCCGACATGAATGCACCTGGCTGGAGATTGCATCCGCTTACTGGTGATCTTACGAATTATTACTCAGTTTCAGTGGATGGGAATTGGCGCCTGATTTTTACATTTGATGGCGGGGATGTTTATTTGGTCGATTATCTGGATTATCACTAGGAGGATTTAAAGATGAGCAGAATGCACAACCCGGCTCATCCGGGAGAGGTATTAAAAGAATGGATTCCGGAGGAAATGACAGTCACCCAGGCAGCCAAGGAATTGCACATTTCGCGTGTGTCGCTATCGAAAGTGATCAACGGAAAAGTAGGAATAACCGCTCATATGGCTTTGCGGCTTTCCGCATGGTTGGGAACAACGCCCGATATGTGGATGGGAATGCAATCTCAGTGGGATTTGTGGCAAGCAAAGCAGTTGCCAGCACCTAAAATTAAGCCGATGGAAAGATTAACTGTATGAAATCTGCATCGGTATTGGGCAATAAATTGGTTTTGTCTTTGGAGTAATAATTAAATGCCTTTAGATATAAAATGGCTTGATGCATTTAAACTGCCTAAGCGGATTCAATTTGGAATTTCCCTAGCGGCATTAATCCTATTAATATGTGA